ATACTTGGCTGTTCACGCGCTAATTCAGCAGGATGAGTTGGGGGCATTGGTGCTGATGCGGATGCAGCACGAGACGCTGGAGTTTGACGGGCAGATGGCATCTGCTTGCCACGCAGATAATCCAAAGAATCTGGCGCATCTGTATTTTGATTTTGAATGGCATATTGCGATTGAACTTCATCAATCGGAACACGGCTGGCGGGTTGAAACATTTGGCTAAATTTATCAAAGTCAGGCGCATAAGCAGGATTAGCATTGTCCACATTAAGATTTGATGCAGGCGTGTTGGGCGGTGAAGAACCAGCAGCTTGAGCAGCGGATAGCGCCGTTTTAGGATGCAAATAATCATCTGCGCTAACGCCCGCGCCAACAAGCATACCAGTTCCAAGCGCGCCAGCCGCAGCCTTTTGTGTAGGCGAATATTCCATAATTTTTCCGCCAAACTGGCCGTTTGGGTTAATTACTTGCCTGCCATTCCATGTATTAGGCATAAATGGATAAGCTACAGCACTGCCAGCCTGTTGCGCCCTTTCCGCCAAAATACGTTTCGCCTCTGCCGCAAGAGCTTCATAAGGGTCTACAGCGCCGGGAACCCCAAAATTCGCTTCCATGCGCCCAGAAGGTCCACGCTTGGGAACAGCAACACCCGTATTTGGATTGATGCGGCGCTGGGGCGTAAAGAGAGCAAGCATTTCTTCCGGTGACATTACGCGACTCCAGGCGGTTTAGGGGGCATAGGCGGTTGAGTTCCTAAAGCAGCTTGATCACGCTGCATTTGATCAACGGCAGGCTGAATCAAAGGCTGCAACTGCACTGCGCTTTCAGGATTCTTGGCAATATCCCTGGCAAGCTCAAGCAAAGCTTTTTGCTGGTCCATCAAAGCAATCTGCTTGTCAGCGGAATCTTTCATTTGAACCTTTGAAAGTTCCATCTGCGTCTTTACATTGCTTACAGTCTCTCTATGCGACTCATGCTTGATCTTCGCATCGCCTTCCTTGGCGCGAGTCTGGCTATCCATCATGCGGGCGTCAGCAATTGTCTTCTCAGCCTGCGCCTTAGCCTGCAACGCTTGATCCTGCGAAGAAGGCTTCTTCATATCGTCAGGATGCTTCATGAATTGCTGCGGGTTAGACCAGCCAAGCGCCTGAAGCGCAGCCGCATCTACCTTGTACGCATCGTACATGTTGGGCGATGTAGATTGAAGCTGCTTCAACCCACTGATTTTCATCAACCGCTGGCCATGGCTGGCAGTATTAGGATCAGCTTGCGGCACCAAATCAAAATCTTTAAGCGCCTTCAAGAACTTTTGCTCGTCCCATTGGGTAGCCGGAGCGCGGTTGCGCTGCCAAAATGCTTCAGGATTCTCCTTAAACACCTTGGCGATAAGCTGAAGTTCCTTAGCTTGCGCCGAGCAAAGCCGCTTATGAACGCTATTCATAACTTTTGCAGCTTGATCCATCATCGCAAGCGTAGTGCCGACGGGCATTTCCGTCTTACCTTCTCCAACTTGCTGCTCAGATGTGCCGCCAATGCGCATTCCAGTCTGCGCCATGTCGTTAACAAGCGACATCAACGCGCTAGATGGCTCTTTATAAGGAAGAGGCATAATCGCTTCCTTAATCGACATACCATTTGTCTTTACCAACGCGCCGCCACCGGGAGGAACACGAAAAATATTGGTATTCTGCCTTGCTCCGGTGTCCGCCATCAAGAAACCGGGGAAATTTGCGTACATACCGGCGTCAAGCATCTCACGCCAAGCAGCCGTAATCGCGTTTGTGGTATTGCCAAGTATGTGAACTAGGCCAATATCGTAAAATCCCATACCGGGAACGAACGTGTATTTAATAAATGTTTCCCGTGAAACAGGAAGATCTTCTGTATCTTCATCGTAATTGCGGACAATTGACAAAATTTTCTTGGAAGATACGTCAATTGTCACTCGATATGGAATTTCCAAGCCAGATTGTTTGCCTTTCCATTTATGCTCAAACCCAGGCAAATCCAATTCGCAATAACACTCGTATATTTCTCTATCCCGATCTTCTGGATTACGAGATTGCGAGGAAATGCCTTGCTGATCGTTTTTTTCGCGCCGAACACTGTCAAGTTTAGCTTCGTGCGGCGTTGAAAGATCTACATCGCGATAAACACCGAGGATTTGCAGCCTTTTAAGCGTCGATGGGCGCATAAAAGAACGATGCGTAATCCTTTTTGCGTTCTCAAGATCCGTTGCGGCGTTATTGACGATCAAATCGTTTGCATCAACCGTCTCAGACACAGGGCGATTACGCAGCGGGCACATATATACCTTCTTAAAGGCAGTGCCGCCAAAACCAAGCATCAACAGCATACGATCCGTATCAGGATAATACTCAGTTGCCGTTGCTGTTAGGTAATGATTCAAATCAACTTCAAACGCATCTGCAAGCTGATCTTCTTCTAATGTCGAGTTATTGTCATCATTGCGAATCTTGGCTGGGCCATCAGTGGGCAAAAGCTCCGAACGCGCATTAGCCTGAAAGCGCAGCACAGCTTCCAACAACAACGGATGGCGAACCTTGGACATACCTTCCACAGGAGCGCCGTCAGATGCTCCCTGCAAGCCAGGAACTTCAACTTTAAGCCCTAAAAGCTTAATGCCAAGCGCACGAGTTTCCATCCACTCGTTGCGGCTTTCAAGATCGTCATCAATCCCGCGCAAAAGATCCGAGCTAATGCGGTTTAATTCACCGTCAGGAAGACGATCAGCAAGGTTATCAAACCAGTCAGGTGGATTTGTGTCAGTGTCATCTTCAGTCAGTGATTTGCCATCTAGAGAAATAGTTATAGAACCGTCTTCATGCTCAATTGATAATATTTTCTTGGATTCTTTTGATGGTTCATCAGGTGTTACGCCTGCCTCATCGACCACTATATCAACCATAGGCGCTTCCGACGGCAAAAGAGCGCCCAAACCAGACATGTCTGGCTGTCGGATGCTAGGAGACAATCCTGGGGTAAGTGGCATTCAATATTTCCTTAACCTTACCACTGTCCGGCGACCCACGTCTGATGCTGTCGGTAAACTGCTTCATCCCGTGCTGAACCGCTAAATTATCAGTTTTTGCTCGAATAGTATAGTGTACCCTCATCTGGGGGTCATCAACATTTTCGATTTCAACATCCCATAGCCCAGTTTCAGTTGGTTCGCAACTGGCGGTCAACCTAATAAACTTATCTGGTTTCATGTCATCCTCACACGGGATACAGAGGAGCATCGGTGTTCCCCTTAAATGTCATGTTTTCTTCCATGGTCTGCGCCCATTCCGTAGAACGCACAAGCACACCAATATCCCGCATATGCCTTAAAGCCATGCTAACCGTGTCCACCAAATCGTCATGTTTTCCCTTGGGGAACGTGCCAACTTGGCTGATGACCATTTCGGACCATGCTTTTATCGGTGCATAAATCATCCCTTCGGCAAACAGATGCTGCACAGAATACAGTCTAGCTAACTTATCTTGTGCTTTGGGGTCGCATAACTGCACTCCAAATTGCTCAAATCCGTACAATCTGCGGATTTCCTGAGCCACAGAGTGACCAGCGGCTTTGTTTTCGATCAAAAGCGTGTCTACTTTCAGATCCTTGCACCACTTGGAGACTTTTGTGACCAACTCGTGGATCTCCAGACGCTCTTGGAAAGCATACATAAGCATTACACGGGGATGAGATTCCGCAAAAGTTCGTTGATACGACTGGGAAATGCCATCATATCGGCCAGCCACCCGGTTAGCTTGAGCTACAACGTCGGATGTAAATACGCCCCAAATTGTTAAAGCACTGAAATCGTTCGTTGTTTTGGTCGTATATGCCGTATCCAAAGAGGCTACAATCAAATCCATTGGGGGATACGCCGGGTTTTCCCACGTTTGCCACCAATCTCGCTTAATAATACCGCCGCCTTTGGGCTCCGGGCGCTGTTGAAGCTGGCCAGCAGCCGACCATGGACCAAGTTGTTTTTCCAAAAGATTCACTTCGGCTTCCGCAAACCGTTCGGGCCACATAAGCATACCTTCGCGGATTCCCAATTCCTCCCTAGCTTCCGGGCTTACGGGCAATCGCTCGCCATTGTCTGTAATTGCCACCAAGGGGGTGTCATTCGCCGCGCAACCACGGGGGTCGTGCCAACCAATTTTGGTGTAACTATGCCTTTGCCATTCATATCGCATGGGCAGGCACAAATGCGTCCAGCTTGAGTATTCTTTGGAAAGGATATGCCCGGTAAGATCTTCTTCACCTAGCCGCTGCTGGATGACAATAAACGCTCCCGTCTTGGGATCATTCAAACGGGTAGACATTGTAGTGTCCCACCACTCCACTGTGGTGTGAATTGCTGCTTCTGAAAACGCTTCGTTGGCTGCATTGGGATCATCAATTACAATAATATTGCCGCCTTCACCTGTTACACGAGCTTCGACAGCAGTTATCAGTCGTTCGCCATTTTGATCGTTGGAAAAGCGCCCTTTGGTATTTTGATCGCCTTGCAGTTTGAACCTATCGCCCCATAGAGCCTGATACCAAGGCGACTCGATAAGCCTGCGGCACTTTACGCTGTCTCGAAGAGCTAGGGAGAACGCATATGATGCATGGAGCAACTGCACTCCGGGGCCAGAAGTTGGCGTATTCCATGGTTGTGTCCATACCCAAGCCGGGAAAGCCACGGATGTCAGTGTGGATTTGGCGCAGCGAGGCGGAATATTAATAATAAGGCGTTTAATATCGCCGTCTACTACAGCTTGTAGGTGTTCAGCGACGGCTTCAATTGGCCAGCCATCGGTGTAGGGCGCTGAATCTATATACTTCCAAGCTTTTTGAAAAAACTCATACAAACTGTTTTCGCAATCCATGCGCTCATAGGATTGCAAACTTTTTTCCAAGTCAAACTTTGAAGCGTCAATCTGTCCCAAAGGGCCATTCATGCTCATTACCTCGTGCCTTCCGGAAAATAAAGATGCTCTTGCGGGATCCAAAATGCAAAACTTTTGTTTTCTTTGGGACCAGTTGCGTCTTTTGTGCCCCACCAATGTTTTTGCTTAGCTTCGTGTACATACATCCCGCCACGCAAAATGTATGAACCGCCGTAGCCCGTTAACAGCCATATAAACCTTTCATCTTTATCATCTTCATGAACCCATAGACTGCCATTCATGTACGACGTGGTTCGAACATCATATATGCCGCCTACATCTGCCGCGCCTTGGTTGCATAAACCTGACCAGTGCAATTTAAAATGTTTGGATACAGCCAATTCTCCCATAGATCCTTCAATATGGGCTTCCCAAGGGGCTCCTCTATGGTTTTTGATTCTATTTTTACGGTTTTCTTGTATAGCCTGAATTTGCCGCAGCTTTCCAACTTCCGCCGCAATAAACATTTCAGCAGGAGACAAATGAATCCTTACTACGTCTTCCATTATTTTTCCCTATTCTATCTGGTTTAGTTTTTTGTATTTGCGAATTGCATGTAAAATTGTTGTATGGTCTCGTTTACCCATGACACGACCTATCATTGGCAACGATAATTTTAGATTTTTTTGCATTAAATACGCTGCTTCCTGTCTGGCTTTTACAAACAACTTTTTATGGCTGTGGCATTTGATGTCTTGAATGGTAATGCCATGTTTTAGGGCCACTTCCTGCAAAATGCATTGCGCTGGGCTTAGTGGCAACGCAATTTCGATTGCATACTTGATTTCTTTTGGCTGTGATTGCGTTTCAAATTTAGGCTCAGGCTCAGGCTCAGGCACGAAAGCAATTACCACAGGTTTTTTAAAAGGTGCATATCTTATCCGATTCCGCACAGCTTTGTAATGTTGGTGCATTTCCTCAAGCGTTTCCATCTTGTTCCTCCAAAATAATTTTTGGTTTTTTCTCAAGCACAAGTTTGGGGCGCAGTTTTATAGCCCGCGCCGTTGCCTTTTCAGGATAAGCTTGGCCAATGTGCAAAATGGCCACTAGTTGTTCAATTGCTTTTCGTGACTCGACAATTTGCTCGGTCACAATTCCTTTATAGCTATATTGATAATCCCACAGCCATTTGCCCGTGCGTCTAATTGTTGTCTTCAAGTTATTTAAATCACCGTCATTAATAGCTGACGCATTTATAAATTGATCACGCAAAGTTTGTGGGAACCTTGCCCCAAATTCTTTTGTAATTACGGATACAAATTCGTTAAACGAAACTTCAACTTCAATAAGCATCTTGTCTTTAGGCGACATTGTTATGCTCTGTTGTTTGAGTTGCTTTTTTCAATTTTTTACCTTTTTGGCCAGCCAGCCGGGCAAGTTCTCTATTAACAAAAAACTGGCGCTTTTCACTTGGGCAAGCTTTGCCACCCATAGAAGCTATTGCACGGCGCTTTTCCACCGACATGTTGGCAAACCCACGTTTTGACTTTGGCTTTTCCATTGCTATTCCCCTTGTTGACGATGAACCCTACCAAAACAGCCAAGCATGTCAATATATAATTTGACATACATGGCATAAAATCACGGATCGTCCCAGTTGTGGCTATCCAGCGCCTTGATCAAATTTTCCAAAGCTTCTTCCGGCGTTTTGCCCGATCCAACAAAATCACCGGATGCTTCGCCCAGCATGACGCAATGCGACGCTGGGTTG